CAGCATTATGGTGCTCTCCGGGATGTTGGCCCGCTCGTATATTTTGGTGCTCTCAGACGATGTGGCTCGCTCTTGTTGCGTGGTGCTCTCAACCTTTCTGGCTAACTCACCGGCCCGCGCGCCACCAACGCCGCGTGTAGACCGGGGACGATGTCGGTATGCGGTGGGCCTTGGAAATGCGCATGCACGTCACGCGTGACGATGTATGGGAACGGCGGCAGTTTTTGATAGACGATGAAGTGCCAGACCAGATGTAGATCGCTCAGGAACCGCTTGGCGGCGTAGCGTTTGGCGCGGGCGTGAATGTGCGCGGGCGGAAGTTTGCCGGTGATATAAGCTTTATAGGCGTCCGTCGTTTTGCCGATGCGCTTGGTCGCTAAGATCTTTTCCGCCTGATTCGCATAGGCCAGCGCATCGTTGTTCGCAACCTCGCTCAACTTCCGCTCAGCATAGATCCGGCCGTAGTAGGCGTCCTCAGAGCCTGAAACTTTCACAAACGATTCACCGATCTTCCAGCAATTGTGGACACAAACGCCATCAACCACATAAGAATGATCATCATCAACTTCGAGATTGAATACCGGGCCGGTATAATTGGAGGAAGTGGATTCCATGAGTGTGTGCCACGCACCCAATGGTTCCCATTCAGCAACGGCGGTCGATTTGGTCGGCGCAACTTCCGTATTAAAAATAACTTCATAGAAGCGGGGCAGATCGCAAACACAAACGCGATAATGATGGCAGATTCCAAAACCGGAATTTGTTGTTTCCGACCTTACATGGCAAGGAACGCGGAGGCTTCTCAATAACTGGGCAACACTACCGGCTAGTTCCCAATTGACAGAGACAAACGTTGCACTGTCTTCCGCCAGCTTCCCGTCACTTTCGAAAAGGCCGCGTACAAGCCCTTTAACGACAAGTTCATCGGCATCAAACCAACCATGTGGGATTTTTTTCCCGCGTGAGAGTTTACCACAATGTTCCGATATCCAGTTTGCAAGCTGCAATGATCCGCATCTTACAATTCGCATATTAGAGGTAATTGTTTCATGACTGCGGATTCCAAATGTGCTCCGTAAAGTTGAGATAATGTGCTGAGATAAATCAGCCTGATCCTTGGCAAAGGACCATATCGTTTCATTCCTCGCGACATGGCCATCCCCAAGATAGAGACCGACGAGGCGCGCGAAATCATAAGTAACATCCGATTTACGCCGTATCGCCGGATTGTGGAGATTCGGCAAGTCGTCCAGCTCTATATCGGGGATAGATTCACCAATAGGCGGGGTGGGCGAGAACACCCGCCACCCTGGACTCAAAGACATGGCAGCGGACCAGGAAATAGGATCGCTGATTGGCGCGCGTTTATACCCGTGCCGTATTTTAGAAATCATGGATTCGCTCACGCCTGTCGACCTGGCAACCGCACGTCCACGCTCCCCCGCGGCAATACGTTGTTCCACTTCATTCCATGCAGCGTCATCAATCTGCGTGACGCGTCGCTTTCGCGGATTGGTGCGGAAACGGTTCCTTTTTCCATCGTTCCATTCGCATACGCGCATTTGTTTTGTCAGGACGGGATGATTCCCGGTCAATGACGGGCCGCGTGCGCCGAGACCGTGTGCGCGGATATGGATGATGTTTCCATCATGATCGTTTTTAAATATTTTGGATACAGAACGCCAACGTCCGCGATGAGTAAGAACTTCGTCACCAATCTTTATTTCCTCGATTAAACGCGGGCCTGCCTTCGTCGTTATGGTTGCGCCCGGAACGACACACAATGTTTTCAAGCTCGCGTTCCATGGGCGCTTCTCGTTCTTCTCCCAAATCGAGGTCGGGTCCAGTCCGGCAAACCGCCAGATGTCACCCACGGTCGCGGCCTTGGTGATGTCGATGTGGGCGAGCAATCCCGCGCTGATCACCGGGCCAATGCCCTTGTTGGCCCGCATCCAGGCCCCGACTGGCTGCGCATCGGCGTACTTCCCCAGCGCACCCTTGACTTGATTTTCGAGGACGTCGCTCTGCTTGGCCAGCCACGCCAGCACGCGGTGCGGCTCGCCCACCATGGCGCGTACCTGATTGTCGGCGCGTTTGCGGCCCTCCTGCATGAGATAGTAGGCGTCGACCAGATAGCGCGCCTCCTGGGCCGACATCGTCGCCGCGGCCTCGCGCAGGTCACGGGTCATCCGCTCAATGGCTGGCAGATCAATGTCATCCGGCATGATCAATCCTCCGTGTCGAGATAGGCGCCGATGATCTCGGCGGCGAGCTGCGGGACGATGGCATTCCCGAGGGCGCGCAGTTTAGGTATTCGGGCGGGTATCCCATGAGCCAGGAGACAAATGCCGGGTTCAACCCTCCGGGCTTTTCCGTCCGCGCCGACGACAAGGCTTGTTTCCTGATCTCGACCAGACCACATGAATTGCCGGCGTTCTCCGCGACGCTGGTCGGCGTGCTCCATATCGCCTGCGCCGCCTGCGCCGGGAGCGGCGTCCCACCGGCCCCGAAGCTCATGTTGGGGCCGCCCTTCTCCCCGTCGCTCGCGCGCGGCGTGCTCCACATTGTCCGCGATAAACCAAAGCCGGTCCCGTCTGTGCGGCGCGCCGACACTGCATGCCGGAACAACCAGTGGCGGCGCGACGCTGTAGCCGTGGCTTTCCAGATCAATCCGCACTCGGTCGAACCATCCGAACCCAACCGCGTCATCAACCTGCTCACCAAAGAGCGCCACCGGACGGACGTCCCGGATAAGACGATGCCAAACTGGCCAGAGGTCTCGGCTATCGTCAAAGGCCCGTCGCTCTCCCGCGGTCGAGAAGGGTTGGCAGGGGCAACTGCCCGACCAAGCAGGTCTGTCGTCGGGCCATCCGGCGAGCCGGAAGGCGTAGGGCCACCCGCCGAGGCCGGCGAAGAAGTGGCATTGGATGAATCCGGTAAGGTCGCCGGCTTTGACATCAACGATTGATCGTTCATCGACTTCACCTTCCGGGATCAATCCGGCCTTGATCAGGTTCCGCAGCCACTGGGCGGCATAGGGATCGATTTCGTTGTAGTAATTCAATGTAGTAATTCAATCCTCTATGCCGTCGCTCTCCTCAACCGCGGCCACGAGGGTCCTTTCCGGCGGCATGCGGATGATTTCATAATCGTGGACAGCCAACTTGGCCTGGATCGCCATCGCATAGTCCATCATGCGCGGCAGTTCCGCATCGACATCCTCGATCTCCGACAACCGGCACAGCTCACGCGCGATAACCTCAAGGGGATGCATTTACTTTCTCCATCGCATCCGGCCCAACCATGTACGCAGGCGGGCGCGGTATCTCCGCATCCTGTGGGCGCCAGAGGTGCAGGCAGTTGGGGTGAAGGTTGATATGCTGGGATTCCGGCACGTGCAGTTCCATGACTGTCGCGTCCTTCTGGAAGAATAGTTTCTTGATATATGCCATCTCCGGCCAATTGGGACAGCGGTTGCGCCTACTGACACTGACGTGATCCCAGCCGTCATCTGAACTGGCGATCACCATCAGATCGCTTCCGTCGATGGGCGATGAAATACAGAAGGCGCCGCATGTCGCGTCGCCGTCCGTGCCATAGAAAGAGCGCTCCACCTTCCGCTGGCGGTAGTGGTCAAACATATGCAGATTGTTAAGTGCGCTTGGCATAGTTCACACGCTCTTCAATGCTTTGATCTGATCGCGATACTCGATGATCGCACCCATAGCCCCGGCGCCTGGATCACCCTTGATTCGCTCGTCGTCGGAGGCGGGATTTATACTCTCCCAAAGCGCTGCGGCTTCATCGAGAGTGGTATTGCGGGCGTACTTTAGTAGTGTGAGGATATAACGTCCCCAGTTGTCGGTATCGTCAGTCATCGATTTCTCCCCAAGAACCACGGCAGCAGCCGGTTCCGCAAACGCCGCCAGAACCTGCGCCAGCGAAGGGTCATCGGCTCATCGCCGCTCTGACAGCATTCGCTCCCGGCCGCGGGGTGCCGTCATTATCGAACAACCCAAACAGGTTCCCCGGGTCGTCGAAGAGCGCATACAGATAGACGCGCGGGCTCAGATCAGATTGACTCATCGTCTTGATATCGGCAGCGATTTGATCCGGATTGTGGCCCAGCGCTATATCCCACCCCAACTCTGTCGTCATCACCGGGTCGTACGGCATCGACAACCGCGCCAAGTCGTTGAGCATGGTCATGGTCGCAATCACCTCCTGCCCGACCCCAGGGTAAGTATGCGCGTTGCCGTAGCTGCAATATGCTGACATATCAGGCAGCGCGTCGTAGTTGCCCTGCCATCCATCATCCGCCGTCCACCCAGAGCCGACGCTGATGTTAATCAACGCGCCTCCGACATTCCGGACATACGGCTCGGCATGATCCTTCGTAATCCGTACCGCCTCCTCGATGGTCCCGCCGCCCTCGACGCTAGCGCCCGTGTCCGGTTCATTCGGCGCCTCGTAGAGATCGATGATCCCGGCCGCCGTGATGGCCGGCCAGTACTGGATGCATTTTTGGACGTGATCGGGCGATCCCATCGGCAGATAAGCGCAGAACTTCACGCCGGCTTCCGCCGCGGCCGCGGCCCACTTGTGGACGGTATCCGGTGCCTGCGCGGAGTCACGCAGATGCCTGACCCCAAGATAGCGCACGCAGCGAATGACCCTGTCTAGGTCCGTGTAAGCGGAATTCGGGAAATCGATGTGTGTATTGACGCCGATGATCGGCATGATGCGCCTCACCTTCTCGGAATATTCTCGCGGAAGAACCGCTCGATCTCGTCATTGATCGCGACGATGTATTGGGCGTCGGCATCGGTCAGCTCGCCGTTATGATCTTGGGCGCGCGCCATCAGGGTGCGATAGAGCGCGCCGGCACCGGCGAAGAAGAAGGCCCGATAGGCTGAGACCTCCAAAATCGTCATGTTCTCCGCCATTTCGGGCGGCAGGTTGCTGTAAAAATCCTGCCAGATGTCCTCAATCATGCGGCCTCCTGGTGAGGCCGCGTAAGCCACAAAGCGTGTTCCAGCCGTTCGACGACGATGCGCAAGGCGTGTTGGTCGTGGATCGAAAGCTTCTGGCCGGATGTGACCGCGTCCAGGATGTCGGTGGTCGTCCACAGTAACGTGGTGCAATCGCGTTCGAGCATATTCATCACGCGTTCTCCTCTTCGATCTCGAGGAGGTCGGCGATCGCCTCTTCCTTGGTTGCACCCCAGCCGAACGGGCCATGCTCGTCGGAGCTCTCGCTGCGATAGGCACACCAGTCGAACTTGCGCTCCGGGATCGGCGGATAGACGTGGCTGGTGATGATGGCGTCGACCTTTTCCATCGTCCCTACTCCGCCGCCAGGGAATGCATGTGACGCGGCCGGTTATAGGCCTCGTAATAACTCAGACCCAAATCGCAAAGATCGCTGCGGAACATATCGACCGCGTCAGAGAAACGATCAGAGAGGTGATACCAGGCGAACTCGGTATTGAGGTTTGCCACGACCTGCATCGGGTCGGCGACGGTCAGGTCCTGCGCAATGGTGGCGCATTCCATCATGGCGGCCTGGATGTGTTTCTTGATGACCGCTTCCATCTCGGCATAGACGGCGGCGTCGGTGTGGGGGTCGCGTTTCATAGGTGTCTCCGTTTGTTTGTGGAGACGATCATATTCACATTACGTGAACATGCAAGGGCTGAAATAGATTGTAATTCAAAAAAAGTGAACTTCAAGCGTGGGGCATAGAACCTTAAGTTCACTTGCACCGAGGCCTAAAGTTATCCTACGCTAGGAATGTTTGGGGGTCTGACCTATGAGGGGAAGTACCCATGGCGAAAAAAGACCGCCAGATTTTCAAGAACCTGAAAGTATTAAACGTTTTGAGCCCAAACGAGCGGCGTTTATTATTCAAAGAACGCAAAATGATGGCCATCAGACTCCGCTTGTCGGCGGATCCAAACAAGGCAATTCGGGAAATTGACTATTTGCGTGAGGGGGTTTTGCGCGAACGGGACTTCAGACGCGCCGATTGAGCCCACTTATCTGGCAGGGTCGCAGACAGCCAGAGCTCACGTAATTTCAATTTTAAAGCGGGATCAAGACCTTCCTCGCGGCCGAAGAAAATCCAATCCAGCGTCAGGCCTGAGACGTAGGCGCAGTAGCGCGCGGCCATGTCGCGGGCCAAGGGATAGCCGTTCTCAAGGTTGTTCAGACGTGATGTGGAGATGCCCAAGATCCTGGCCCACTCGGTCTGCGAGCCGCGTTGAAAACCAACACGGTAAAGTCGTAGCACATGAAGCCGTCGCGCGACTTCAACGTCGTCAATCATTTTATCAATATTAAAAACGTCGTTCTTTTTAGCGACCATACCGCCGTTATTCCCCAGCCGGACATTTCTCCTATCCCCTTTCACGTAACGGTTCAAATTAATTTTATCTTCACGTGATTTGAGTGCTTGATATTTTCACGGAATGTGAATATGACAAGCCATGGTCAAACTGCAATCGACATCGGCGATCATCGACGCCCTCGGCGGCAATGCCACCGTGGCCAAGATGCTGACCGTAACCTCGGCGGCCATCAGCAACTGGCGCGCGGCTGATCGTTTCCCATCGAACACCTACCTCATCCTGACCGAGGCCCTGGCCCGTAAGGACTACGTCGCGCCGGATAAGTTGTGGGCGATGCGGAAGAAAGCGGTGGCCCATGGATGAGGACATGGACGAGAACACCATCCAGCAGAATGTCGTCCAGATGCTGCGGCTTACGGCAAGCCCGATGTGCTGTGGTTTGCGGTGCCCAACGGTGAGGCGCGCACATCGGCGATTGGCCGCAAACTCAAGCGCCAAGGTGTGCGGGCCGGGGCCGCGGATCTCATGTTTGTGATCGCCGGCCATGTTCATGGTGTCGAACTGAAGACCGAAACGAACGGCCCGAAGCCGAACCGGATCGCTTTTAAGCTCGATCTCGAACGCGCCGGCGGGACCTATCATCTGTGCCACGGGCTCGCGGCGACGGTCGATTGTCTGAAATCAATCGGTGCGTTTCAGCCCAACGTGACTTTTACGTTCCCCCAATTTCCCATCGCCGCCGCGCGCGAGCATGGGGTGCGCTCCCGGCCCCGCGCACAAAGCGGGGTCGGGAGAATCATCAATTCAGTGCGGGACGCGGCGAGCCGACGTCGCCCCGCTCGGTCTTAATCTCGGCACCACAAAGGAACACACCATGGCGATCGATATCAGTTCATTGAAACGCGTCAAAGCGACCGAGCCGCCGCGCACGCTCGTTTACGGACCGCCCGGCATCGGCAAGACCACGCTCGCAACCGAATGGCCCAACCCGGTCTTTCTGCAGATCGAGGACGGCACCCCCGGCGACGTCGAGCTCACGACCTTCGGCCGGCTGACCTCCTATGACGATGTCATGCAGGCAGTCACTGCGCTCTATACCGAAGAGCATGATTTCAGGGCGGTGGTGGTCGACAGTCTCGATAAACTCGAGCCATTGGTGTGGGCAAAATGTTGCGCCGACAACAACTGGGTCAACGTCGAGGCGCCCGGCTACGGCAAGGGCTATATCGCGCTCGACGCCTACTGGCGGGACATCATCGAAGGCCTCAATGCCCTGCGCCGCGACAAGAAGATGCATGTGGTCTACATCGCGCACAGCACGATCAACACGGTCGACGATCCAATGACGCAGAGCTACAGCCGTTACGACATCCGCCTGCACAAGCGCGCGATCGGGATCTTTCAGGACGAGGTCGATAACATCTTCCTTCTCAACCAGGATGTTTCGATCAAATCGGAAGGTCAGAAGGACAACCAACGGCACCGCGCCGATGGCGGCGGCAACCGCTGGCTCTATACGGCACCGCGGCCGTCGTTCGTGGCCAAGAACCGTTACGGCATCCCCGATAAGATCATGCTCGATCGCGGCCACGGCTATGAGGCGCTGGCCGGTTACTTCCCCGGCGCGCCCGTCGCGCTCGCGGCCGAGTAAGGAACACACGTCATGGCCCAGTTAGAATTCAATCCGAATGAGATCCCCGAGGACAACCGGTCGTTTGAACCATTGCCGGCGGGTGACTACAACATGCAGGTGGTTGACAGCGAGGTGAAGCCGACCAAGAAAGGCAACGGCGATCAGCTTGTGCTCACACTTGAAGTCCTTGATGGTCCTTACGCCAATCGTCGCGTCTGGGACCGGCTCAACATCCGCAACCCTAATAGCGATGCGCAGCGCATCGCCGAACGGGCGCTGGCGGATTTGTGCCTTGCCATCAACGTGATGCACATCAAGGACTCCAGCGAGTTGCATTTTAAGCCGTTCATCGGGCATGTGACGATCAGGCCCGGCAACGATAAATACGGTCCGAGCAATTCCGTGCGGTACAAGGCGCGGACGGCGAAACTCGCGGCCCCGCAGCAGGCTCCCAAACCCACCGCGACCAAGCCGTGGCTCGTCAATCGCACGAATTAGGATTTTTCATATGCCCCCGATACCCCAACCGTTGGCGCTCACGGCCGACGCCATCTATAAGGTTTACGAAACCCAACCCACCCAGGAACGCGCTTACCTCGGTGCATCGATCATGGGCACCGAATGCGACCGCGCGCTGTGGTACCAGTTCCGCCTCGCCTATGAACCGGAGAAGCTGGAGGGGCGCAAGCTGCGCCTCTTTCAGACCGGCCATCGGGAAGAAGAGAGAGTCGTTGCAGAGTTAAATGAAGCCGGCATCACGGTCGGTGATCAACAGAAGAAGTTCACCGCGTTCGGCGGTCACATGCAGGGCCACCTCGATGGCGTGGTGAGCAACGTTCCCGAGGCGCCCGATGTGCAGCATGTGCTCGAGGTCAAGACCCATAACGAGAAGTCGTTTAAATCCTTGCTCAAGGACGGCGTGGCCAAATCAAAGCCTGGCCATGTGGTGCAGATGCAACTCTATATGCATCATATGAAAATCGACCACGCGCTCTACGTGGCTGTGAATAAGAATGATGATTCGATCTACGTCGAACGCGTGCCGTATGATGCGAAACAAGCCGAGATCATCCTGCGGCGCGCAGATCGGATCATCAAAGCGCACGCCGCCCCGGCCAAACTGTACGAGGACCCCAAGGCCAAGGCGGCGTTCGCGTGCGGTTGGTGCCCGGCGTTAAAGGTATGCCATGAATCCAAGTTTGCCCGCCGCAATTGCCGGACCTGTATCTCATCGACGCCAGTTGAAGGAGGCTGGCGGTGCGAACTCAAGGACAAATCTTTGACCTTCGCCGAGCAACTGGCCGGGTGTGAGGATCACGTTTACTTGCCATCCCTGGTGCCGGGCGAACAGGTCGACGCGGACGTCGAGCGGCGCACGATCATGTATGCGATGCCGGACGGATCCACATGGACAGACGGGGGGGCGGCATGTTTGAACTCCGAAACTACCAACGTGACGCTCTCGATGCCCAATACGCCTATTGGGGCGAAGGTGGCGGCAATAGCCTGATCGTGCTCCCGACCGGATCCGGCAAATCGCTGGTGATGGCGGCGCTGTGTCAGGAGGTCCTGCGCCATTATCCGACCATGCGGATTGCGGTCGCGACGCATGTGCGCGAATTGATCGCGCAGGACTATGACGAACTCAAAGCACTCTGGCCCGGCGCCCCGGCCGGGATTTACTCAGCCGGCCTCAAACGCCGTGACGCTAAGGCGCAGATCCTGTTCTGCGGCATCCAGTCGGTGTGGGATCGGTTGGACGAGATCGGGCCGGTTGATTTGCTGTTGGTCGATGAAGCGCACTTGATTCCCCGCAACGCCTCGACGCTCTACCAAAAGTTCATCACCGCCCTGTGGCTCCAAACCCCCGACATGCGCATCGTCGGGCTGACGGCCACGCCCTACCGCATCGACAGCGGACGTTTGGATCAGGGCGAGGACCGGCTGTTTGAGACCGTCGTGTACGAGGCCAATCTGCGGCAACTGATCGACGATAAATATCTGTGTCCTTTGATCACCAAGGCCACGCTTCAGAAGATGGCGGTGCAGGGGGTTGGGCTGCGGGGCGGGGATTTTATCCCCTCGGCGCTCGAGATCGCGGTCAACCGCGACTGGATCACCCATAACGCGGTCGATGAGATCGTCACATACGGACACGACCGCCGCGGCTGGCTGGTGTTCTGCGTCGGGGTCGAACATGCCCGCAATGTTGCGCGCGAGATAAAAGGCCGCGGCGTTTCATGTGAAACCATTACCGGCGAGATGTCGGAGCGTGAACGCGACGCCCGTATCGCCGCTTTCCGCGCCGGCTCGACGCAGTGCTTAGTCTCGGTGATGGTGCTTGGCACCGGCTTCAATGTGCCACACGTCGATCTGATCGCCCTCCTGCGTCCGACCATGTCGCCGGGGTTGTTCGTGCAGCAGGTCGGGCGGGGGTTGCGCAATGCCGAGGGCAAGGAGAACTGCCTGGTTTTGGACTTCGCGTCAAACACCCAGCGCCATGGCCCGATCGATCTCATTACCGGCCAGCGGCGGGCGCGGCGCGATGAGGAAGACGGCGCCCCCCTGGTGAAAGAGTGCCCGGAGTGCCGAAGCCTGGCCGCGCTCGCGGCCATGAACTGCCCGACGTGCGGTTATGCATGGCCGAACTTGCCGGCCCCGCCCCACGCCCCCATCGCCGATGCGAACAACGATATCTTAGCCAGTCTCGCGCCGGAATGGATCCCGGTCGAGGACGTGAGTTATCACCGGCATGTCAAGCTCGGCAAGCCGCCGAGCCTGCGCGTGACCTATCATTGCGGCCTCGTCAGGCACTCGCAATGGATCTGTCTCGAGCACGACGGTTACGCGCGCGAGAAAGCGAAGCGCTGGTGGATGCAGAATGCGTGGGCGCCGGTGCCGGTGACCGTGGCGGAAGCGCTTGCGCGTCGCCACGAGATCCGCACGCCGACCGATATCTTGGTGCGGCGCGAGGGCAAGTATTTTCAGATCGTCGCTCTGTCTCATAAGGAGTTCGGATATGGATGACATTGAAAACAACGTATGCCGGCAAATCGCCGACAAGATCCTGATCGAGGGGACGTTGACGCTCACGCCTGAGGAGATCGAGCCATTCGTGCGCTGGGTTGCCAAAGAGTTCATCAAAGGCATTTGTGAACGCGGGGGCTGGGTCAAGGAATTGCCGGCGCAGGATGAGATTCCGTATTGATGTTCTTTTCCTTGATGGCCCATGCACGACCTGCCGGATCTGCCCGCGCTCAGATATCTCAAATCCCTGCCACACTGGGTGTGCTGGCGGTTGGGCGAGCGGGGCGGCAAGCCGACCAAGATCCCGATGTCGCCGCACACCGCACTCGCCGCCTCGGTCACCAACCCGGCCCATTGGGGGACCTATGAGCAGGCCTTGGCCTCAGCCCGGGCGCGCAAGCACGACGGCATCGGCTTTGTCCTAACCGAGACCGATGGCCTCACCGGTGTCGACCTCGACCATTGCCGCGACCCCAAGACGGGGGTCCTCGAACCCTGGGCGCAGGAGATCCTCGATCTGAAGGAGACCTATGCCGAGATCAGCATCTCGGGCACGGGCGTGCATCTGTTCTGGCTGGGCAAGATCGACAAGACGTTCAAGGACAACGGCGCCGGGGTCGAGGTCTACCGCTCGGGACGCTACCTGATCGTGACCGGCCAGCACGTGGCCGGCACCCCGGTCGAGATCCTGCCGGCCCCCCGGACCGAGGCGCTGTTACGGGCCAGGGTGGAGGGTGTGCGGAAAGTCGGATCGTCACTTTCCGCACACCCGCCTACGTCGCGCAGGACCGGCGCAGGCAACGGCGCCCACACAGTCGGCGACTTCTTCCGCGCCGTGAACGACGCGGCCCTTGCACGTTTGGATAGGTGGGTACCACTCCTGGATCTGCACCATGACGCCTCCTATCAGCGCGGGACCGGCGCGTGGCGGGTGTCGTCCAAAAGCCTCGGGCGGGATCTCGAGGAAGATATCTCCTACGCCCCTACGGGTATCGTCGATTTCGGCATCCATGACATGGGGGACGCGCGCGGGGGACGGCGCACCGCGATCGATCAGGTGATCCAATGGAGTGGCGCCGCCGATGCCCGCCAAGCCGCCTTCTGGCTGTGCGATCGGCTGGGGGTGGCGCCGGATAGTCTGGGATGGGACGACGGGTCGGCGGCCGTCGCCAAGGGTGCGGAAATTGCCAAAAGTATTATCGCACACACCACAACGCTACTCGTGGGCGAATTCCCCAAGCACCTGCTCAGCGTCCCCGGCCTGGTCGGCGAGATCACCGAATGGATCACCGGCACCGCCATCATGCCGCTCCCGGCCCTTTCGCTCGGGGCGGCACTCACGATCGTCGGGGCCGCCACCGGCCGCCATATGGCTGGGCCGACCATGTCCGGCACCCACCTCTATGTCATCGCCTTAGCCCCATCCGGGGCCGGGAAGGATCATCCGCGGGCCATGATCGGGGAGATCCTGAAGGCGGCCGACATGACCGGGCACCTCGGGCCGGCTGAATTCACCTCTGCCCCGGCCGTTTACCAAGCGCTGTCGGAAACACCCCTCATAGTCTGTCCGATGGACGAATTCGGTGCGTTCCTGAAGCGCATCAACCACCGCAAGGCCAGCAGTTTCGAGAAGGCAACCGGCGCCGCCTTGCGCGGTCTATGGGGCTACTCCTTCCAAATCGTGATTCCGCCGAGGGCCGCGACCCGCTATATCGCTCCGATCCACGCCCCGGCCCTCTCGATCTACGGGCTATCGACCGCAGAGGACTTCTTCGGCGGCCTGGATGGCGCCGACATCACAAACGGGGTCATAAACCGGCTCATCCTGATTGAAACCAGTCTGCGGCCGTCCCAGCAAACCCCCATCCTGGACGCGAAGGCCGTTCCGGCGTCCATCGCCGCCGGCCTGAAATCAATCTATCAGCGCGTCCCCCTGGCCATGCTGACGCAGTCGCGCACGGCCCCCCCGTTTGCGAAGCTCGATATCACCCGCGAGGCGGAGGACGTCAGGACCGCTTTTGTGCGCGATCTCCAGGTTCGCGGCGACCGCGATCGCGTCCTGGCGCCGTTTCTGGCCAGGACGGCGGAAAATGCCCTTAGGCTTGCCACCATCGTGGCCATCGGAAGGAACAGCATGACGATCGATGCGCACGACATGGCCTGGGCCAAGGAGATGGCCGACTGGTCGAGCCGGAAGATGGCAGAGGGAGCGGCCCTTCACATCGCCGACAGCGAGACCCAAGCGATTGCCAACGCCATCCGGCGGGCCGCGGGCGAGCGAAAGGGGCACATCAAGCGGCGTGATCTGATTCGTGCCCTCGATCATCGCTACCGGACGCCGGATTTGGAGGGCGTCATCAAGGCCCTCATTGAGGCGGAAGAATTTACGGTTGAACTGGCGCCGACAGGAAGTAAGGGCGGCCGACCATCGGTTACATACGTCTGGGCAAAATTTGTTGAAGACGAAACCTCCGACAAAACCTAGCCAAAACTTTAGCCAAAGACAATTCACATTTAATAAGTGTGGAAATTTGTGATGAGTGTCCTTTGGGGTGTATTTTGTTAGGACGAAACCGGTTTTGGCAGGAGATTCGTCCTGAGATTTCGTTGCCAAAAAAGTGTTACAAATCATATATATAAGTTATTATATATAGTTTTGTCTTTTTTTATGGGTGGGTATCTCTTTTTGAGGCTTTGAGTACAAGAGTACACACCCCCCCAAAATAGAGGACAAAACCACTTAGTGTGTGAAGTTGTATTTTTTTAAAGTTCCCTTTATCAACCCAGGAGAGAGTCGTGACAAAAACAGCCGGATCGAAAATGGAACCCGCAGAACCGCGGAACGGCCATTATAGCCCCGATCAACCGCACCCTCCAGCCGATTATCGCCTGTTCATGCGCAATTGGCCGCGGGCCAGAAGTTTAGGTCCGGCCGAATGCCGCGCCGCCATCAAAAGGATGCGAGGCGATCTTGTCATGGCCGAGATCCGGGCCGCGGGCGACATCACCAACGAAGACCTGTGGGCCCGTCTCAAAGATATCCCGGCGAATGACCTCAACGAGATTCTGAACCATCTCCGGCGTGCCTGCAAAGTCGGGCAGGACCTGATCGTCGCCCCAACCGGCATCACATATGTCTGGACAACTATAAGTCCTTGATTCCCCGGCGGTTGTCGCTAAAGTCTTGATCGCACCCCACGTTTGCCCACGGCGGCCCCACCCAGGGTCGTCCATGCCGCATGGCCGGAACCGCAAGCCCGGGCCCCGCCATCCGGGCGGTAAGTTAAAATCAGCCCCCATCATCCGCCCCGACCCGCCCCACCGCCGCGGCTACGGGTCAGACCCCCGCGCCGCCACTCTCCATGGCCGGCTGTATTTGGATGGCGTCATCACGGGGCCCCAATACGTCGCAGGCGAGCTCTACCTCGTGACCCTGGCCAAGTACCGGGCGGCGATCTTGGCGCCTGGCGGGCTCCGCAGCCGCGGGGAAGGGTATGCGGGGCGAAGGATGGAACTGGACGAGGACCACGACGCCGACCTGATCGAACGGGTCGCGGCCCTGATGCGCATCATGCGCCGCACGCGACGTCCCCTCGAGGCGGTGCTGTGCGACGAGATCCGGCCCGACGACCCCCACATGTACCGCGCCGGCCTGTCCATCCTCGTGGGGGTGTACGGGCTATGATCGGTCACCCCGTATATTAACAGTAGTAACGCCACCGCGGGCATACCACGACGTATTCGGTGCGCGGCTGGGACGCAGCCGCGGCAGCTGCAGCCCCAAGGGCGACCGCCCCCATCCCGAGCAGGAACTGGTTGGTCTGCTGC